GTTCGGAAAGCTCAAAGACTGGCGCAGGGTGGCGACCCGATATGACCGATGCGCGCACACCTTCTTTTCAGCGATCTGTATCGCCGCTACCGTCATATTTTACCTCAATTAATGAGTCCTGAGCCTAATCACCCAGGGGCCGGTGATTGCGTCCGCCTCCATCGGCATGGTGTATTCAGACAGCACGTTTGGAATCTGCCCATAACCTGTCACGGCACCGACCCACTTTCCATCCTTCTTGGCAACGAAGCTGATATCAGCCTTGTTCCGAATGAAATCTGAGAAGGTTGCGTTTGTGTACGAGGCCGCGAGTGGCCTGTCAAAATAGACAATACGCCCCGATATTTCCGCAACTATATATGGGCTGGCCGTCCCGTTATAAACAACGACCGCGCGCCCCTCGGCCAGCGAGCCCGTAAACTGTGCAAACGAATTGCCAGCTTGCCCGGTTATCGTGCCGTACATTTTGCTTGGGGCAAGCAGCTCGCCGCCGCGTGCAAACACCCCACTGGGATTTTGGGCCGATGCAATCACGCTACTGGCTGTAGCGTGATCCGTGCTGTAGCTGTGCAGGAATAGATAGGACGTACCGTTATCGGTGCAAGCGTAAGATACGGATAACCCGCCGCCATCGGTGCCGGTCGCGGAGTAGACGGTGCCTGCCCTTGTGAAGGACAGCCCGTTGCTACTCGTCGCGAGTCCGATGCTCGCACCCGGCCCGGAAGTTCCACGCTCAAGGTAATAGATCCGGTACACAGATCCATCATAAGTGACGGTAGCTGGCCCGATCCCGTTTGGCTCACCGGCACCGCTTACCAGAACGGCGCCGTCATCGACATAAGCCGCGCCGCCGGTTGATGTCCATCGTCTTACCTCGGACCACTTCCCGCCGATGTGAACGCTTGCGAACACATGGACGCGGTTGCCGACCCGGATCGCGGAAGGCCAAGCTACATGGTCCTGCGTGGTGCCGGTGACAGGCCGGATAGGGTTGCCGTCCTTGGTGAATTCGAAAACCCGGTATCGGCCATCAACCCCGTATGTGTTAGCCACATACCCGTCAGCGAAAGCCGCCCAACTCCAAAGCAGGAGAGCAAGTGCTATAAAGACATTTTTCATTCTCGGTAATCCTCTTTTTATTCGCCAAGAAAATGGACATCTAGCGAGATTCCCATGTTTTGCGCAGAGCCCTGATTGTGGCGAAAAAACACGGCAATCCTATCGCCCTCATGAAGCTTGGCAATGCCGGTAGCAGACACCGCCTGATTGCCGCCCAGCCCCGATGTTGATACGTCTGTTGTTTGCGACGCTATCGAAAAAATTGCGACGTCCGACTCGTTCACTTTAGAAATCGAGACATTGAAACCGTAGTTACTCCCGGCCGGCATCAAAACGCCCATATTTGCAGTGCAATTATAGTAGCCCGTGGTTCCGATGGTAATGATCCCGCTTGCTTCGGTCGCGCCTGGCAAATTATTTTCCTTTCCCGCAAACGACGTAAGCCTCGTCTGCACGTTATTCGGGATCGAGATTAATACCGGGTCGCCGTGAAAGCCGAGGTACTTTCTTTTCAGACCGGCAGTGATGCCGTCACCTATGATAGATGCCCACGGCCCCCATACACCTGAATTCCGCCCTCGCATTAACCAGCCTTGCGCTTGCGCGGATGAGTTGGTGTAAGGGATAGCAATCTGCGTAATATTGCTTGCACCGGCGTACATAAGTGACCAGCAGTGGAAGTAGTTTGTCCCCCCAGGCCCGCCAACCGCGTCACCTTTTAAGAGAGTTGGGAAGAGCCCCCAGCTGTTACCTGCATCATCCCACCCGTTTTCGGGAATGTTGTCAGTCGTTGACGCCCCGCGCAGCCGCGCAGCGAGCTCCTTGGCGGAAACCGCCTTCACCGGACTTGATCCGGCATTGATCTCTCCGTTCGAAGCCATGAGTTCGACGTAGGAGCCGCCCTGTTTTATGTAGACCTTGCCATCGGGCAGGCCGACGCCATGGCCATCCTTCGGCGTGATCATCGCCCAACCGGCAGCAGTGTACTCTGTCAGCTTGCCATCGTTCCCGTCCCAGGAGCCGGTTGCGCCCGTGGCAATCACATAGGTATCGCCGATCGCCGGCGCGACTGGAGGCGCGGTCAGCGAGATCGATTTGACCGGTATCCAGGGCGTGACGGTAAGCCGCTGCAGAGCGACCATCATCGACGGATCGACAACGATCGTCACATTGGCGATGTCCGAAAACGCGACTTCAAGGCGAATATTGCCCGATACCGTCTGCCCCGACGCGGGCAACGGCTTGTTGATTGCCGGGTTGTAATGGGCAATCGCGATCAGATCGCCGTCGCTGTCGATCAGCCCGCTTTCCCTGATCGTGTAAGGCCCGTCTTCGGCCGCAAGGAATGCGTCGAAATAAGCGACGTTCGACGCGCCGACCACGGTCCCGCTGCCGCTGATCGTCTTGCGGTCGACCTCATCATAAAGCGCGGTTTCCCCGCCGCTCGGAACCGTGACGCCTTCGCCGATCGCTATGTGCGTGATCTCGATGGTCGTGGCGTTGGCCAAGGCCGCGGCTTCCTTGGCGCGGCCCAGATTGGTCATGATGGCGAAGGAAGATTGAACCATTTTTTACACCTTGCGATGGGCTGTTGCGTTAAAGAGTGTCGCTGCGGTGGCCCCGAGATAGGACGAGGCGCGGATCGTCGAACCGCCGAACTCGTAGGGATGAGCGACCGCCGTAATCGACATCTGGCTGGTCGCGCCGACATAGAGCGGGCCACGCGCTCTCAGAACCGCGACAGTCGTGAAGACGCGGCTTTTGGGCTTTGCGGCGGCAACGGACTGGATGGCGAAGCCATGGGTCTGGACATCAAAAACCGGGCCGCCGTCCTGATAGATGATCTCGACCCTGAACGTGCCGCGTCGGCCGCCATCCTGCCACCACTCGATGATCCGCGTTTCGAGTTCGAATGCGGCTAAAGCCCGGCGCACCGCGCCGAGCGTGCCCTTGACCCGGTGGACCGCAGGCGACGCGGCGACAACCGCACGTTTTCGTGCTTCGCTCCAGTCGTTCGACCAGACATCAACAGAGACCGCCCAGGCAAGGAACGGCAGAAGCTCGGACGGACAGCGCCACGGGTCCCACAGATCCTGGATAGAGATGCCGACGCCATCGGCGCGGACGGTGTCCACATCGGACAGGACGCGCTGAAGCCGGGTCGAATTGGCCGGGAGCTCGGTTACGGAATTGCGCGCCACGTGTCCGCTCCTTCCTCGACCGTGATGGTGATGCCGGTGCAGGTGGCCGCTCCCTTGGAGCCCCGGTCGATGTCGGCCGCAGGCGCGGTCAATTCGATCTCGGTGACATCGGTGACCCGGAGCGCGCCGCCAAGACCCAGCCGCTGGACGATTGTCCCGATGCGCCGGCGCGCGGCGACATAGGCTTCGACCTGTTTGCGGGCTTCAGCTGCAACCGGTTGCGGATCGGCGCCCGGTGCAATCCTGATCGTGGCCTCGACTTCGTATTCGTGATCGTCGGCCAGTTCCACTGTGACCTTGTCGCCAAGCGGACGGACGTTTTCGGCCGTGACCGCCGCATAAACGCGGTCGATCAGAGCCGGTCCGCTTCCCGCATAGGCAAGGCGGGGAAGGATTACGACGAGGATCTCCGGAGCCAGGACCGGATCGTTGTTGGCATAGACCGCGCCGTCTTCCTCGGAATAGGCGGCGGCGTCGGCCACATCGCCGGTCCCGTCAAGTTCGAGGGCGTGAAACACATAAGCCCCTTCCGGTCCGGCAGTCGAGAATGCTTCCGGTGCGAGGACGATCCGGTTCTTGAAAGTCTGATCGGCCTCCATGATCGGGTCACCGGTTTCTTCATCCGTGCCGACAACCAGGCGCGAGATCCCGTAATAGGTCGCCGCGATCTGGTCGAGGTAGCTGCCCCAGGAAGAGGCAAGCATGACGGCGCGGACCTGGTCGTTGATTTCCGCCCTGATCCCGACCTCGCGATCGGCTCCCAGGATCTGATCGATCTTGACCGGATCGCTGTCGAGCATGTCGACGTCATAGGAGATGCCCGCTGCGTCAGCCTTTGTCCGGAAACTCTCCATGCGCTGGTCGACAATGGATTGATGATCCGGTTCGACCAGCGGAAGTCTGGGCAGGCGTGCGAGATCGGGGGCGATGAAACGGCTCATGCGGCAATCACCTCGATACGGCCAGGACCCGATACCGGTTCCGGAAAGGCAATGATGTCAGCGGTCTTCATCTCGGCGTCATCAAAAATGCCGAGATGGCCACGCGGATAGAAAATGCCTGACAACATGAACGAGAACGCACCATCACGGCCGCCCTTGACCATCTCGATTGTTTCAAGCTTGAAGCCGGGCTCAAACTGGTCAATCGCTTCGGCGACTGCACGATAAAGCGAAATCAGCGTGATGGCCGATGCGTTCTGATCCTGAATGGACCAGATATCCGCGCCGAACAGCCGCCGCCATTTGAGTGCGCCGACATGCGTGGTCAGAATGACCCGGACCGACTGGACGCAATGCGCCCAGCCGGTCAATGGCTTGCCTGTCTGTGCGTCCACACCGCTTCTCATGAGTGGTTCAAACCTCCTTTGAAGGCCGTTCTAGACGGCTTCGATTTCGCCGTTGCGTTGGGGGTGTTCAGCCTGCGCATCGCCAAGCCAGAGCGTCTTGCCCTTGGCGGGCGAGCGCTGGCCCGCGACGAAGGCACCCGCGTGATCGGTGACGCGGTATTCGCGTCTGCCTTGCTTGTCGCGTTTGATTTTCGGCTCCTCTGCGGCGCGTTTGGGCGCGTCTGTCTCGCCATTGTTGCCGGTTGCTGGTTTGGTCATCCTGTTTCCTTTCCTCATGCAAACACCTCATCCGCGCCGCCGACGGCCTCGTCAAACCCGCTGTCGAGATCGGTGACCCGATGAACTTTCTTCGAACCGTTATTGAGCCGGGTCTTGCCATGGGTGACGATTTCACCGGCGGTGATGTCGACGCGGCAACCGCCTACGGCGAGCGAAATCTTTCCCGGCGTCACGGTGATCGTGGCGTCGCCGTGTTTCCAGACCTTGGCCTTGCCCTCTCCCGGTGTCGGGTTGTCGTCGGTATGACCGACATCCATGGCGACGCTCGCCGGACCGATCACACCGCCGGGCGACAAGAGCCGCATGGGCTGGCCGACCTGGCGCTGGGTGTAGGAGGAGTAGCCACCGACGCCGTCGCCGGCTTCTTCCTGGACACGCACCCAGGGCGACAGGAACGGCTGGCCGCCATTCTGTGCCGGTTCGAGTTCGAGCCGCACCCGGCTGCCGTCCACGTCGGCTACCCGTCCGTCGACGACGACATGGGCCAATGCCGTCCGCAGGCCGGCGATTTCCTTGCGCATCATTGAAATCTCGCTGGCGTCGCTCATGGCTGGCCTTCCGGATCTTCCATCAGGTTTTCGTCGTTCACGTACAGCGCGGTGACCACGTTTCCGGCGTCGTCATAGATGTTGGTGCCGATCTCCCGGAGCCTGGTTGTCCAGGTCACCGCCACGAGCGAGACGCCGCGTGAGCGGATCGCAGCCGACATGACCGGTTCAAGCGAGACCTTCTCGGCCATGCCCACCTTGGCGAGACCCCAGTGATTTCCCGATCCCATAAGGGTGAGAACCGCTTCAGCAATGACCAGGGCCTTTGCGTCACGTTCGTCTTCGCGACCCTCTGTGACGATGAAGGCGGCGCAGTTGGCCTGAAGCGTCACCTGTCCGGTGGCTTCCAGACTGACCGGGGACTTGAGCACAGCGACCAGAACAGCCGGCGCTCTGATCGAGCGTTCTGACAGCGCATCAAGATTGAAGCGCCCGCCCAGTGCCCGGCATTCCCTGAGCTCCGGCAGAAGTGCTGAAATCTTGCCGACAACGGCCGCCTTGAAGGCTTCGATCCGCCCGGTCATTGCAGGGTCCCTCCGGCTGCTGCGGCGATCGTGTCGACAATCATGTCGAATATGTCGGTCTGATCCTGACCGGAGAGACCGAGATAGGGCCGCGCCGGGATATCCGCCTTCATGGCGAAGACAAGCTGATTGCCGACCATGAATGCAAGCTTCCTGGCATTGACCGGCTTGATGGTTCCGCCAAGCTGGTGGATCGCCGCGTAGACAAGAGCCGAGCCGATTTCGACGGAGCCGGACCCGGTCCGGTAATCGATGGAGGCGGCAAGATTGCCGGATTGATAGAGCGTCGACGTGCCGGCCTGATTGGGCTTCCAGCTTGCGCCATCGGGCGAAGTCTTGGTGACCTCGATACGCTCCCGAGTGCTTTCTTGCAGAAGCCGCCCGATCGCATCAAGCAACTCGCCCTGGTCAAGAGTTTCGATACCTTCAATCGCCTGGATTGCCTGATCGAAACCTTCGTCTCTGATCTGGATGCCGACGCCGCTCATTCTGCCCGCCCCCGGCCAAAACGCCTCGGCTCGGCCGAGAAGGCCGAACCGCCGGTGGAACCTTGACCCGCACCGCCATCGATCCTGGGCTCGTCACGGCCGAGACCGGCCTTGCCCTGCGCCATCAGCTTCAGATAGTCGATCGCCTGCTTGTAGCGCTCGACCATTGTTTCGGTGAGCCGTGAATGCCGGTTGGCAAGGACGTAAGCGGCAATGTCGATTGCCGGCCGCTTGAGCACTTCAGGCTGGCCAGTCAGCGGCAGGGTGTAACGAGCCGACAGGTAGCCGTCGATCTCGGCCGAAGCATTGCCGAGCGCCGCCGCGATCGCCTGATCCACATCGGCAATATCGGACGGCAAAAGGTCGGCGATGAATTCGCCGCCATAGATGGTCTCGATGTCCGCTTTTGTCGCGTAGGCCATTGTGGATCCGCTTGATTGGTGGGGCGGCGGGCCGAATTGCCCGCCGCCCGGTCACACTCTCGGGGGGGTTATTCTTCGGTGTCCGCCATCTTGATCTGAAGTTCCGGATCTCCAGCCAGGGCTTTTTGCTGGGCATCGGAAAGATCAGCGACCGGGATGGTGACCGGAGACAGGCCGAACCGGTACCCGGCGCGGCGGCGGGGGCCACGGGCTGTCACGATAATTGCCGGACCCACTTTCGCGTTTTCCGTCTCATTGCCTGCCGTCTTCCCGTCGGCGGGGTTCGCTGTTGCCGTTTGTGCCTTGGCCATCGGTGTCTCCTTCATGGTCTCGTTTCGGAAAGGCTGCGAAATCCGCAGCGCTTCTGAAAAGAGACCCGGCCGGATTGGATGCTCCGGCCGGATTGCTCATTATCCGGCTGTCAGGACAGCCAGGGCGACATGAAGATGTCGGCCTTCTTGAAGTTCGGGTTGTCGGCGCCATTGGCCAGGCGCTGAACGCCGACCACTTCCTCGGCCTTGTTTTCAAGTGTTGGCGGCACCACCAGCAGATTGGGAACAATGTTGAGCGGACGGCCCTCGTCGCCCTTGAGCGAAGTCATGGCGAGACGCGCGGCTTCAAAATTGGCCTTCGTCAGTTCCGCTTTCGAGCCGAAAGCAAGCTGCCAGTAGGTGTAACCCGCAGCGCCGCGCGACCGTGTGCCGTAGAGGAACTCGTCCTTCATGAAGACGTGATCGGATTTGTCGGGATCGTCATGGACGATCAGCTCCGGTTTGACGCGCTCCTGGTAAACGATCGGCTTGATCGGTTTGGTGGTGCACAGCAGATACCAGGCGTCATTCGCACCGGCCTGCATGTTGGACACCGACTGCTCGACACCGCCAACGCGAACCGGATGATCGGTGTCGAAGAAGTTCTGACCGTCAAAGCAGGTATTGGCAAAGCCGGTTTTAAGAGCCGAGAACACCAGCTCGTCTGGATGCTCGGCGGCAGCCCCTGCAAGTCCCTTGACCGCCATGGAATAGGTGCCCAGCTGATCGTCTTCGATATGTTCGCGCTTGACGGCAATCGTGTCTTCGAACTTGCGGTTCTTGAGCGTGTAGGCTTCCTGCTCAAGCCGCTTGATCAGGCGCTCGTCGATCCACTCGCGCATGCCGGGGATCTGGTTGAGCCAGCTGTAGGTTTCGATCAGGGTGTTGGAGTTGACGCTTTCGGCGATCCTTTTCCAGCTCGGATCTGCGGAGCTGAAGACGCCGGCAAAGATGGCGCGGAAGCTGGTGGTCATGGCCAGCAGCTGATCGCGGGTGATGGACTTTCTGATGGGCATTGAATTTTCCTCTGTTGGGCCTCAGGCGGCGCTTGGTTCAGTCAAACTCGACCCAGACACCGCCATCCGAGAGCGCGCGCACCTTGCCGGCCCGCGACAAGGAGCCGGTGTCATCGGTCTTGGCCACGGTGATGTCATCCTCGACAAAACAGTCCGAGCCGACATCGGCGGCGGCGATCGCATCGGTGGCGGAATTGGCGAGCAGGAAGCAGCCGAGTTTGGCCTTGACGTGCGTATCGCCGGCTGGCTGATCAGCGCTTTCCTCGGCGATGCCGACAGCGACCAGGCCGGCGCCGGCCGCACCGGCCTTTGCCGCGCCGGCATCGAGCACGACGATGACGCCGCGATTGATGACGGCGGCCGCCTTGAGCAGATGCGAGAAGGTTCGGCCTTCACGCTCGAAAGTGTTGCGTTCGCCATTTGAAGGCATGGTCTATCTCCGTTGGTTGATCTGTCCTGGCGGTGTGCAGTCAGGCGGTGAGCAGTCAGGCGGCGTTGCCGGATTTGGCGGCAAGGAAGTCCTTTTCCGAGACGCCCAGCGAGGCAGCGGTTTCGCGCTCGACCTCGCTCAATTCGGAAGTGTCTGTGTCCGGACGGCCATGAATGCCGCTCTTGCTGGTGACTTCAGGTGATTTGCCGAGTGCCGTCAGCACCTTTTCAAGCGAGGCCTCGTCCGAGCAGAGCGCGATGTAATGCCCCTTGGTGGCGGGCGTAATCTTGCCGGCCGTGACCGCAGCGGCAATCTCGCTCTCCACGCGCTTCTTGAACTCGGCTTCGCCGGCTTCCTTCAGCTTGCTCTCCGCCGTCTCGGCGCGCGCCAGGACGCTGTCATAATCAGCGCGTGGCATGAAATCATCGACCGAGGGTGTCTTTGCCTTCGCCTTGGCGGAGGCAAGCTCGGTCTGGTGGTCCCGGTCGCGTTTCTGGATGGCGGCGAGGATTTCTTCCTCGGTCGCATCGTCCTTGAGGCCAAGCGCCTTGGCGATCGCGTTGAGCATGTCGTTGTCCTTTGCGGTTGAAGATGCGCTTGCGAGCGCGGTCATCTGGAAGGCCGGGCGGTTGACAAGCGCTGCTGCGGCAAGTCCGGTGACCTCGCCCGTCTTCTTGTCGGCATAGAATTCGGGCGAGATGAAACGCCACTCGCGGTTGGCGATCGCCTCGGCGGCGGTCACGGTCCACTCGACGACCGCCCAGACCTCGCCGTCCCGGATTTCCAGCCTCTGGATCCATCCTGCCGCCTTGGACTGGCCGCCATCGTCAACATCGAAGGCCGACAGGTGGTCGTAATCGACCAGAATAGGCAGCGCGCCGGCATTGACCTTCTCGACGAAGGCCTCGGGATCAGAGAGTTTGAAATTGCGGCCGTCGACGGTTGCAAGCTCCGGACCTTTGGGAAAGATCTGGAATGCGATGGGAGCCTGGCCGTCTTGTGCGCGCGCCAGCTGTGCCGGTGCGGACAGAAATGCGGTGCCGGCGCGAGCACGATCGGTGCCGGCAAGATGGCGGCCAGTAGTCCGGCCAGAAATTCGGGTTGCGGTCTCAATGTTCATGAGGCAGTAATGGATTGCGTCAATCCGCTTCGCGGTGGTGACATCGCGTCACCCCCGCAGCCCGCCCGAAATCGGGGACTGGCGCCGCTCCCCCTCAAACAGGATCAAAATCAAAGCGCCTTCAAAGGCCGTCAGCGCCCGTTTGGGGCCTGCCCGGTATGAGCGGGCGTTTGGAAGGCTGATCGCGTTGTACGGGCGAATTCTTCGCAGCTGCCTGAATTGAACAATGCGCCGGGGTGATGTATAAGCTGAGGCAGGCCAGAGCCAATGAGTTCACCCGGAACGCTTCATGCGGATCTGCGGAGGGTTGACGACCTCCCTGGCCTACTTCCTCTTCACGATGCGATTGATATCTTCGGTGGACTTCCTGTGAAAGCTGGTCAGGTAGACCTCGCCCGGCAGGACCTTGATCGCGGCGCGCCATCCGGTGCCATCGGAAAATCCGTAAACCACCGCGCCCTTTGAACTTGGCTTTACGAGTGCAGGGAATGCCAGGATCTCGATGGCGGCCGCGAAGTCGCGTGGCTCCAGCTTCCGCCTCTTGTCGTCGTCAATGATATGCCTGGCGCTGTCAGCCGAGAGCAGGACGTGACGCGCGCTGGTGGGTCGGGCTTGCCGGAGCATATCGGTTAGCGGCGCCACCGGCAGGAGTGCTTTGCTCTTGCCGCGATTTGCCATCACATCCCGGAAGGTTCGGGAACCGACTATGTCGGCGATTGCGGTCCGCCTGCCGTCGGGTGACAACCGCTCCAGCTGGTCTCCAAGAAATTCGGCCGCGCGAAGCTGGCGGTTGCGGCCAGGGTTTTGCGCCCAGCCCGGATCGATACCGGCAGGCACGTCGATGCGTCGGCCGTTCCGATTGTCGAACCAGGAGCGGGTTTCAACCTCGGGCGCGGCGGCGTCCGCCGAATAGCCGTCGCGCTCGGCCTGTCGCCTGGTCATCTGCCGCACACCGCATTTGCAGCCCCAGCCATTGGGCGGGTAGTGGGTGTGCCACCAGGGATCATCGACCGGCAGGATGGTCCCGACCCAGCTCCGGTGCTCGGGGCGCAGGCGCTCGCTGGATGACAACGTGTAGCGCAGGAACGGCAGGAATGCCTTGGTGCGTTGGGTTCGTTCCCATTCGCCGGCGGCGCGGGCTGTTGCCACATTGGCCCAGTGGATTGTGCGAAGCCGTCTCGGGCTCCCAAGCTGGACCAGCTTTTCAAGGCCGTCTTTCGGATCGACGGCACGCTTGCGACCCCACCAACCCTTTTCTTCCAGGATCGGCTGGAGACCCGCGCGAAACTCTTCAAAGCTTTGCTGTTTGCGGATCGCCTCGGCGGTGGCGGAGCGGATGTCGTCAAGCACCTCGTAGCCCGTGGTCTTGGCAACGGTATAGGTGTGCGCATGCTCCTCGGAGGTGATATCGCGCCAGTCGAAGGTTGGACGTTGGCCTTTGCTATCGAAATAGCGGGTGACCTCTTCCGGCGCTTCCGTAAACAGCGGGCCGTCAGCCATTGCCGCCGCCCAGATCCCCATCGCCTCTGGCCTTCATCGCCTGGATGGCCATCGTCCTGGCAAGGTTCGCCGTGTCTGGGTTGAGCTTGTTGAGCCGTTGGATAAAGTCCTCATAGCCTGACGAGGCAAAGGCGATCTCGGATACCTGGTCAAAGAGCGGTTGCATGTCGGCCTGCCAGTGGCTCAAGCCGTCTTCCACAAGCATATCGATTTCATCCGATTGCGCGCCTGCCAGGTGAACCTCGCCACAATGCAGGCAGGCCTTTCTCGCAGACGCCTGTTCAGGTGCGGCCGGCTGACCCGGTTCCTTGTTTGCCGGTAGGGTCCGGGGCGGGAAAAGTACGTCCTCATCATCTGCGGGGGCGGCAAAGCCCACCTTCTTGCGCACGTCCGCCATCGAGACCCTGAGACCCATCGGAACCAGCTTTTCGAGCGCCTCCGACATGGTCTTGATGTCTTCGGGATCCTCGACCGGAAACGAGACCACCGGCGCTTCCACGTCCGGCCCGTAATTAAACGCCACATAAGTGGCGATCAGATCGCGGTTGATCGTGGCTCCCAGCTGCCGTGCGTCGGATTTCTTGATGTCGATCTTGACGTCTTCATGGACGCTTGCCTGGGCAAGGCTCGATCCGTCGTCAGTCGTCATAGTCTGGCCGAGAACAGCCTTTGAGACCTGCTTGTCGAGATAATCCGCCATCGCGCCAAAGACGGCATTACCCTGACCGCCCTTGGCTTCGATGAATTCGACCTCCATGCCTTTCGGAATGATTGCGGCGGCATCGGAGCCGAGATCCCGGACGGCGCGAAGCAAGGTTCGCTTTTCCTCAGGCCCGGCCTGATCATCATATTTGCCGACCCTGAGCGGCATGCCGAAGACTTCGAGAAAAGCCGCCCAGTCCTGAAGCGTGAAGCTCTTGAGCATGAAGGCCCAGCTGACCAGGCGCGCCAGGCCATTGCGAAGCTTGAGCCCGGTCTTGAGACGCGGCGCGTGCACGATCATCGAATAGGGCGGGATTTCCTTGCCGTCCGGATATGCCTCGTCCTTGATCCGGAGTTCGGAGAGGGTCTCGCGGTCAAATGTGAAAAAATGCGGATCCCGGTGCAGGTATCTGGACGGCTTCCACTCATCCGCGCCAAGCTCCCAAATGATCTCGGTGCAGGAATATCCCTTGGCAATGCCGTCGAGCGCGTCGTCAATCATCTCGCTGAAGGCCGGCCGCGACACGAGAAGCTCGATCGCCTCGACCATCTTGTCGTCGTTACCCGTGACAATCGGCTCGATCAGCGAGACGGCGCGTTTGCGCTGGCCGAGAACAGACGCGTAGTGCGGGTCACGTTCCTCCATCTCTTCGGCAAGGGTGAGCATCTGGTCATTGTTGCCTTCATTGGCTTCCTTGATCAGCTTACCCAGGCTCGACGGATCGAGACCCTTGGCGATGCCCTCGCGCCGAATCGAACGGACCCCGGTCACCGTCGGCGCAGCGTGCTCCCGGATCAGTGTTTCTTTCTTGATCGGCAGGCCATCCGGCCCGAGCAAACCAGCCATTACCAAAGCCCTCCATGCCTGCGGAAATTGTCATCGTCTTCAAAGCCCCGACTGCCGGGTTCGCGCTCCAGTTCGCGCGATGACATGTAGCCATCGTGGACCGGAGTATCTTGCCTCGATGCATACCAGGCCAGGGCGCTGGCGATTGCCGTGTCACCGTGGCGGCCGAGACCGTTTGCGCCCTTGTAAGTAAAACCGTCCGGAACCTTGATGTAGCCACCCACGAATTGCAGCGCCTGATGATCGCGCAGAATGTCTTCGTCCCTGGCAAGGACGATTGAGCCGTCGCCAAAGGCGGCGATGAAGGGCGGCATTTCGAGCCGGTACCATTCCTGCGAAAACTTCACCTCGAAGATCTTGGAGCCGTATCTCTGCGCGGCAACTTCAGCCAGATAGGCACCATTGCCGCCAGCATCCAGCGCGCCGGCCTGAAGCCTGGGCAGCCGGTCCACAACGTAAAACAGGATATCGCGTTGTTGCTCGAACGGAATGTTGTGGAGTTCGACGACAAGGACGCATCTCCGGACAAGATCTCGCCCGACAGCAAACACCATGATGGCGGTGGCATCGCCGGATCTGGCGAAGTCCTCACCGAACACATGCCGCAAGGACGGATCCAGCTTCTCAAGAACCGGCCGCAGGTGCTTTTCGCACCAGTCGCGGATATCAGCCTTTCTGATGTCCTGATTGGCGTTCTTGAAGGTGTCGGGTTTGTCGAGCCGCAACACCGGGATGCCCGCTTGCATGATGTTTTCGATCTGGACGCGGGTCAGCGCCGCCCCTTCGGCATCCGAAGGGATAGCATCGAGCTCCTGCTGCATCTGCGCAGTGCGCGGGCCATAGGATGCCCGGATCTTGCCTTCCCATTCAGTCTCGGCTTCCTGCGACCAGACCTTGCCCTTGATCAGGCAAACCCGTTTGTAGAGCCCGTTTTTGACAGCATCGCCGAACGGAATGAAGTGAACCGAGAAGGGGTTCTTGCCCGCCCGCGCTTCGCGGATCAACTCGTTGAATGCGCTCAGGACCCCGTTGTGGGTGGATATCACCCGGATCTTGCCACCCCAGATCAGAAGCGCGTTGACCGCATCAAGCACCCCGCGCACATCCTTGTGGTAGGCCGCCTCGTCGATGACCACGATCCCCTGAAGGCCGCGGATATTTTCAGGCCGCGATGACAGAGCCTCGATACGGAAGCCGCTGCCGAAGCGAACCCGAAACGCCGAGATCATCTGCGAAGAACCGTCCGCCTTGACGTCTTCGAAGATAAACTCCTCGATCGCGAGCAGCTCTTTGGCGACGATCCTGGCGAAGTGGGCAACATAACCGATGAACTCGCGGCCCTTGTCCTTGGTGTCGCCGATATAGAAGATGTTATCGCCACCCGCTGCGCGGCTTGAAGCCGCGATCAAGGTATCGTCAAGCGCTTCGGCAAAGGTGATCCCGGTCCGGCGGCCCTTTTCGGCCAGCTTGAGATCGCTCTTGTCGGCCAACCAATCGGCCTGATGCTTCATCAGGATGCCTTCGGTCAAAGGGTCAAGCGTTTCGGGGATCTCCGAGCCGCGTGTGAACTCGTCGGACAAGTGATCGGGCTCTCGCGAAATCGCGGTTTGTGTTGCCCCTGCTGTTTGCTCGATGTTCATCCCCGAACACCCAACACATCGCGACGGATCTGGGTCACCTGATCGGCGGATAGCCCTGCCTGTTTGACCATTGCCGTGGTGACCTCGTCGACCTTGCTTTCCATCTCTTTTTCAAGTTTCAGGATGCGGTCTGTCGAAACCCGCTGCGCCTGGGCAAAAGAACGCGCCGCCATGGCCAGTTCCTTGGCATCCTTTGGCGTATACCCGGCTTCGCCCGCATCTTGCAGCAGTTCAAACACCAGCACCTTGCCAAGCTCGGTAACCATCATGGTGAGTTCGTCGGAAGATGCAGGGTCCAGCCGTGAACCGAGCGCCTTGACGATACGGTGCGTGTTTTCCATGCGGCGTGTAGTTAGGGCCAGCTGGGTCGAGTAGCGGCTGAAAGCTCCAACCGATATGGGCGCAAGACCTCGGTCGGCGATCCGTGCGTTGAACTCGGCGAGGATATCCTTCTGAAGGCGATCGCGTTTTCTGAGCTCTTCCCCCGCCCAGACGATGTCGGGTTGAGCCTCGTCGGGCAGCAGGTCGATCGATGAGAGCCGGCCACGGCCTTTCGCCCGATCCTTTGCCATCCTCATGCGCTCCTTGAGGGGCTCGGCCGCTTGACGCCTTCAAGCACTCGCCGGCGCTCGACGTGATCGAGACCCGGCTCGATCAACTCGGCAATTACGGCTGTTCCGGCTTCAGTCAGCTTCACCGCGCCGGCGCTGTGCTGAAGCCAGCGTAACTGGTTGCGCACATACTCGCGGCCGCGCTTGATGGCGAAGGCTTCCAGCATCGTGGTCAACATGCTGTCGGACAACCGGTAATCAGTCTCGCCTGCCAGCGCCTTGAGGATCACCAGCCGTGCCTCGGTATCGTAGTGTTCGGCATAGCCCTCAAACATCATTTGCCCTTTCCTGAGAGTGAAATCAGAAAGCTTTCGATCCGGGAAACAGCCGCACCGGTCGCAATGGTCGTTCCGTTCAATGCAATCATCCGCTCGTCCATGCGGGCAAAAGCCGTCTCCAGTTGGTGCATGTCCTGTCTTGTCGGGCGTGATGCGAGATCGTGTTCGACCTCCCTGATGCGCTCGTCAAATTTGCCCAGACGCGCATTGATTGAACGAAGCTCTTTCATCACCTCACCGTTCGCTTCAGGTTCTATCTCACCAGGTATTAGGTCCTTATCTCCCTGCTGAGCACCGAACCCCATCCAGCCTTTGACCCGCGCCAGCGCCGCGCCTGCAGCCAGAATGACTACGCCCAGCGCCGCTCCCAAAGGCCCTGCCTGTTCAATGAGCCTGTTTTGCCACTCGTCCATTCACCACTTCCGTTCAAATTTCTGCTGACACTCAATGCAGCGAACCGCGAAGGGCGCGGCGCTGCGGCGTTCGGGCGGAATATCGGACCCGCAATCCTTGCAATCGTTCCGGCCATGTCCGGCCACCAGCCTGGTGGCGTTATCAAGTTTCAGGTCGCGCTCCCGCGCGACCCTCATCTCGGCCTGCTCGATCATGAAATCGCTTCCACTCACGACTTGCCCCGATTGAGGACGGCATCAATGACGTTTCGACCGAGATCCTTGACCGTATGGCCACCCATGTAGAGCGCCATGAACCACGAGGTGAGTGTCATCAGCGTGGCCAGATCGACCATTTCGATCATCAGACCGCCGCCTGACCCGAGCCGTTGGTTGACGATAGGAGCGATGATGATCCGCCAGATCCAGAAGACGGCCAGCAGATACATCCAGCCGTAGCGCCAGAAGGATTGCCAGAAACCTTCCCTGGTTTCGGCCTGGAGAAGTGCAAACTGACCCTCAAGACCGGATGCATAGAGCGCGATCAGTTCCGGCATCTCCGCCTCGGCCTGGCTGACAGCATCCGCAATTTCTGCTGGTTTGAGTTCCGGCAACTCGGCCGGCTCAACGCCCGCTTTCTCCGCGACTGTCTTGATGACGGTTTCGACCAACGCTCCGCCGGCTGCCCCGATCCTGGGTTCGAGCAGCTTCTTGATCAGCGGCAACCCGAGATCGGTGGCGACGCCGAGAATGATGCCTGCCAGCGCGCTCATAATCGGCCTCCCTTGCGAAGCGTTCCCGATCCCTTGAGCGCAATCCCCAGTTCATCCCGGTAACGCCAGGCAAGCCAGGTGCCGCCGATGACCAGGACAGCGATGCTTCCATACAGGATCCAGTCACCGTAACCGGTGGCGGCCGCCGCCTGATCGGCAACGCCGGTGGCAGCTCCCGCCGATGCGCCTGTCGTGGTCTTGACGGATTTGGCTTTGAAGTCGATCACGCGCTGCAGCTGATCGAGCGTGCCGCGTCCGAGAACGCTGTCATTGTCGAGCTGCGGGTGCGCACGTTGGAAGCGAAGCGTTGCGGATGCGATCAACTCCTTGTCGGAGCGGGCCGACGCGGCAAGGTAGCCGAGCTTGATCAGCCATTCGACGCCCTGCTTGAAATCGTCGTCGCCCAGCCGCCATGCGGGCATGACAGCCGCAATCTCCTTTGGCGCAGATGTCCGGGGCGCTTTCACCCAGGCAGGCCACCGGTTGAACTCCATGATCGTTGATGTTTCGGCGCGGCGGCGGACAAGGCCGGGAAGCCGGCGGCCGTTGGCCGTCAATGCCGTCACCTTCAAGCGCCGCGCCGCATCCCTGATGTCGTTGCGGATAAGAGCTGCAAACCATGTCCATTTGGCAGCGCCCAGCCCGCAATTGAACAGCATGTCTATCGCTGCGGCCTTGGCATGGGGCGTTGCGTGGGGTGCGCGTTTCATGACCGGCACCGCATACTCGGCGTCGATCAATGCTTTGAGCAAAAAGAACGCGTCGGCTTCCGCGATCGTGTCGCCAAGCTTGAGCTTCCAGCCCTTGTTGATGAGCCACCAGTCGCGGAAAACCTTCGATCCCCAGGTGAAACCGAAGCCTATGGTGATGACGCCGGCCGGGCAACGATAGGCGCGCAGCACCTTGCCTTCATGCTGTCCGGTAAAGGGGATGAGACGCGGGTCGTAATCCATCAATGGCATCGCAAGCTCCGGATGAGGTGTGAAACTCCCGGAACTCTAGACCGCTCGCTTGTGTGATCGGTGGTGACACCGTGTCCCCACCTATCGGAAGAGGTCGGCCTGGCGGCTGTCACGTTCTGATTGGGGCGCGTCGTTCTCGTCGGTCCGCTTTGCATTGCGGCGCTGAACTGTACGACGTGTGGTGCCCAAGGCTTGAGCAACTTCGTTCGCGCTTTTGCCGTTGTCAAGAAGCTCGTAGGTGCGGCGGTACCGATTTGCATTCATGGTCGGACCAAAGGGGACATCCAGATGGATACGGTTTCCGTCCGTCAAATAGGCACTGAGTTCATCCGCCTTCTCGCGGCCGAGCAGAGCTATGAGCCAGTGGCCATCTCGAACAGTACCTGGAATAGCGACCCGCTGCCCGCCCTTGGCCTGGGCAAGTTTCAATGCGGCATCCAGACCGATGATGTCGGCGATCTCCTGCAGCAAAGGGGGAAGCGAGAGGCTCAAGATCCAGAAGCCTCCCACCTGATGATGACGCCATGAAATGTCGTTCCGGGATTTTCGGCAGCCCAAAAGCGGCTCATGGTTTCCCGCGCGGTATCGCCGATCATTTTGTCGGGCGCGATGCCGCGCAGGCGCTCAGGGTCGAAGCCATCCAAAGCCGCAAATGCCTCAATCTCGTCCCGGTTCAATGGGCGGCCATCGATCTCGATATAGGCAAGGCCCGGCTCAATCAGGTCGGACGACATGATCAGGATCGGCAGCACGGCGACACAGACCGGGTCCGGCATGATCTTCTTGCATGACCGCGTCCGCATGCCGGTGAACAGCTGCACCGGCTCGCCGACATGGGCATGCCTGCGCCGATGGCCCCTGATCGTGTGGCGCTTGCTGCCGTCTTCGATCTGTGGCGCGAAATAGGTCTTGAAGCTGTAGGCGACCATCACGCACCGCCTTTCTGTGCGGCGCGGCTCCGTACCTCCACCAAAGCCTGCGCGTCGCGGATCAGAATGCCGAGCCCGTTCATGGCGTCGATCCAGGAGCTGTCCGTCATCAGGCCGGGTAGTACAAAACCATTGCCCAGAAGCCAGCTTTGAAGGTTGCCACCCAGGCCGCCGACTGGAAGCACTCCGGACTTTACGAGCTTCGCATGTTGCGCCCTGGCGATCCGGTAGCCGTTGGCCTGTGTCCAGTCCGGCAGGAACCGGTCTTTCGACCAGTCGACGCCGCCGTCGCGCTCCAGCCAGCCCTTCAGCGCCTCGATCGCGCGAGCGCCATCCTCGGCGAAGCGCAGGAACCTGGTGTGATCGATGCCGGTCTGGCGCTTGACGAAGGCGATGAGCGCCGCGTCATCCTTGTTGCGGATCAGACCGAGATTGTAGCCGGCGATCCAGAGCGCCTGCAGCTTCGGAGCATACTTGCCCTCTAGGCCTTTTCGAGATCCCTTTGAAAGCGGCTTGAAGCCCTGTTGTTTCAGGACATCGAGGACGCGGCCGCGCTCTCCGTCGCTCATGTCCTTCGAGGATCGCTTCCCGGTTTCGCGCTCCAAGAGATCGCGCCAGGTGTCGTCATCGAGGCCGAGCTGTTTCTTGGCGATGTGCAGTTTGGCCAATGCGGTCATGTCCTCGTCTCCAGTTTCAGCGCCTTGGTGGTCAGCTGCCGCAATTCGGCTTGCAGCTCGATCCGTCGCCAGGCGTGAGGTTTGAGTTTTACGATGCGCTGGGCGAGTTCCCGGCGCCTGTCCTCGATGTCGCGTGCAGCCCGCCACCGAAACAGATCAACCGGTTCGGGTGTGGCGGGCCGGGGCATGTCAGAGCCTCCGAGCCGAAGGTTGCGCATCGGACGCGAGGACCATGTAGGGCATGGACTTCGGGAACGCCCATTCGCTCCAGCGATAGAAGGCTTCGACGGCCTCGAGCTCGTTCTCGACCTCCGGGACACCCGGTACCAGCAGGGTCTTGCCGTCATACGAATGGCGGGCTTTTCCAGAGACCATGGCCTTGAACTCGTCGTGATCCTCCGGGCCATCTTCGCCAGAGATTGCAAAGACCATGCATCCTCCCGGAAGCTTCGGAAGAGGAGCGAATTCAATATCGCCGCTCTTCCAGCAATAGGCTGCGATCCGCTCACCCATCACGCACCTGCCTTCGCCAGATCGATGGTCACCGCCGACCACGGGTCGGTGATCTTCTGCCGCTCATGAAACCGGACATACATTTTCGATCCGGTCACCCGCATGGCGTCTCGGATCGCCTCCATGGCCTTCAGCCAGCGTGCGTCTTCGATCTGCAGCCTGAGCAGCATGAAGATCTCCGAACGATTGATCTGGCCTTCCTTGTCGGTGTTGAACGCGCGGGTCACGATCGCGCGGATCTCCGGACCGCTGTCGGCAGCCCACTCATTGAGACATTCATCGACCAGGGTCTTGGCGACCTGCAACTGCGGCCCGAAATCGACAAAGTCAGCGACGGAAACCGAGACCTTCTCCAGTCCGTCGAAGGTCTGATAGGTGCGGTTTCCCTTCTTGCCGCCCTTCTTCACGCCGTACTCCTGGTCGAGCAGCGCATCGAACTCACCCAGATCCGTCATGGTATGGCCGCGAAACCGGCCGATCTGGGCGGAGAGGTCCCTGGCAAATCTCATGATCTTGCGCACCGTCTCGTCTTCGAGCTTGTCGGCCGGCTTGATCATTTCCAGTGGCGTCCACCGGCCTTGGGCGTCGGCCATGCAGGGCTGGCCATTGACGTAGGTGATACCCTCTTCAGGGCGGTCTTCAGGAATGACTGTTTCCATTTCAATGTCCTCTCATGATTGATCGATAGTCCCGAAAAGCCTTGCGCAATTCGGCGATGGCCTCGTCCTGTTTTTCGCGCGCATAACGTTCGCCGGGGCTGAACTGAACCTCTTCAAGTTTCATGCTGGAGGTGACCAGCTTGGCGACCGCCGCAACCAGGTCGTGCGACGGCAGGCGCGGCGGAAGCTTCATCTGCTGAACCCTTTGAATGCGCGCTTTTTCGTCTTCGATTTGCGCCCATTGGTCGGCCAGCTCTTGCCCGACTTCTTGCGTGACCGCCGCCCGCACTGTGTGATGCAACCTTTCCATCACTTCCTCGGTGACGACGCGCGCCATCCTGTCGATATCAAGCGTGGTCCGGTCGTGAGCGCTCATGCCGCACTCCCTCCGCCTGTCGGGTGCCGGGGGGCACGCATTTGCGGTCCAGGAAACGAAACGACATTGCCAGCCTCGGCAACGACGCTTTCCCGCCGCGCGGCTTCGTTCCACCGATGCCGCGACAGCTCGTTCTCCTGAGATCGCGCGATGGCGACCAACTCGTCGAAGCGTGAGATCAGGCCGATGATCTCGTCAGACGAGAACGACTTGCCGCCATGAACATGGCCCTTGAGGGCGTCACGGGTTGCCTTGAGGTGGTCGGAAAGAAATTCAGGCATCGTCCGATCCTCCCGCAAGCCTGCTGTTCGGGCATCCGGCCCGGCACGCCTGGTACATTGCCACCGCGTTGCTGCTCGCCGTCGAAAACGGTCGTCTCTGCCAGGTCTGGCAGACATTGCGGCTCATCTCGCCGAGCCTCGGGCAGGTCACCGTCTCCGCCATCAGCACACCGCGAACCACTTGCTCGAAGCGGTCCATGTCGCCGAGATAGGTGTTGGAGAGCACCTGGCTGATGGTCGATCCGGCGTAGCTGAGCCGGCGACCCACCGCCGTTTGGCTTTCCATGTTGCAGGCTTCCGCCAACACCAGAACCCATTCGGGCGGAGCGCCCCAGGCCATCAGCGCCCTGGCAACGTTGTCGTTCTTTTGTTTGGACACGGCGCTCATGACGGCTCCTCTTCGGCAAAGGTTTCGCCAACGAGGGATTGGCGGTTCGGATCGAAGACCATGTGGCTTCGCAGAACCTTCGGTGCTTCGGGACCGGTGTTCATGTCGGGCAACAGCGCCCAGAGAGCGAGCTTCTGCGGTCCGCCTTTCTGCCGAAGCGCAAGATAGCCTGCGCCAGCGAGGCGCTTGATGTAGCTCTTGGCGCTGGCCTTGCTGATCCGCATCTCGTCGGTGGAGCCCCAGTTGACCAGGTCATCGGCGGTAAAGCCCGCCCGGCACACCGGAGAGCGCATCGTGTTCCACATCGCTTGATTGCAGCCGACATGGTCGATCACGCTGCCATCGCGTCTGACGCGCGGCGTGGCCGACTGCATCCGAACAACGCGAAACGAGGCGGGCTTTCCGCCGGCGTCCACAATGAACCCGGCAAGTTTCAGGCGCTTGAGAAAGTCCCGGATGTCGGCGGGCCTGGTATTTGAGCGCCACTCGATATCGCGTGTTGTAAACGCCTCGTTGCGGGTGGCGAACTCCATGACGACGGACCAGTAATGGTCCCATCCGCGCAGCACCGGGTGAGTTTCCTTGATCGCTAATCTGAGAATGGCGGGCATCATGCAGCCTCCCGCCGTGAAGGCAACTTGCCTTCGGAGAAGCGGCCTTCATAGGTTTGAAGGCCGATGTCTGTCAGCCCGCGCAACGCCGCAAAGTTGGCGATCGCGTGAAGGCTGTTGCCGATGCGGCGCACCCGTCCATCCGCCTTGATGCGGGCCTGATCGAGCAATTCGTCAGACATTGTGATCGCCGGGTAGAAGGTCCCCGCCAACGTTCTCGTATCGTCGAGGTCGCAGGGTTGTGCATAGCCCATCACCAGCACGAGGTCGCGAAACCGGTCCACACCTTCGAGCTTCCTTGGAAACAGCTCTTCGCCGATCAGCAACACGGGCGCATTGCTTTTCTTGGCGATCATCCGCACGAGCTCGATCATCCGCTTGTCAACCAGCTTGTCGGCCTCGTCGATGATGAGCGGTCGCCTCGGGTCGCGGGCCAGCGTGCCGATGATCTCGTCCTCCATATCCGACAGCGTGCCGCGCGGCTGATACTGACCGAGTTCCGTCAGGATCGCGCTCATCAGCTTCTTGCGTGTCCAGGTGTCCGACACCTCGACATAGGCCGCACCCGTCTTGTTCTGGGAATAGAGCGCCGCAACCGATTTCCCGTAGCCGGAGAAGCCTGCAAATACTCCGAGATTAGGTTGCAGCGGGTGGCGGTCCTGCAGCGAGCGTACAAGCCCCAGGCACGCGGCCACGTTCTTGATCGGAGCGGTGTCGCCGCCTTGTCCATTGACAATTCCATTTGATTTGGTCATTTCTTCCTCTGCTCTTGACTATGGCCTCTTGGCAGAGAGGCCGTTTGTTCGGTCGAAAACACGCTCACTCAGAACACCTTGAGCGTGTTTTCGAGCCCGAAATCCTTCATCCAATCTTTCATGGACTGATATTCTCCGGTTGCCTGGAAACGGGTAAGCTTACCTGCCGTCGCATCGTCCAGCTCGTCACCTGCAGCAATCCGCTCTTCCATTTTGAGCGCCCACTTGAACATGCGGGCGGTGGCAGTCAGCATCGCGTCCGGGTCGATCGGGATGACCTTCGAAGTGCCTTTGAATTCGTGTTCACGCTTGATCGCTTCGTGCAGTTCGGCAGCACGCTCGTTGAGCGGCGCGGTCTCCCTGCGGTGCTGCGGCTCGGTCACGGCGTCCAGTGCTGCGGCTATCTCCGGTGTCGAGTGTTCCTCGGTGCGCTTGGGCAGCGCCACCACGTTCGGCAGATCGCGGGTGGCGACCTCCAGCGTCCGCTCGATCAGCGACGGCCCCTTTAGGAGTTTGGAAACTTCGCGCTTGATCGGATCAGTACGTTCCTTGATCAGTTCGGCATTGAGTTGCTTGCGGGCCTTCTCGAATGTTTCCGGATGAATGCCGCGCAGCTCCGGACAAGTGGCAGTTCCAAGATACTCGTCCCGGTCGATCGAGAAGACATGCGCCAGCCCCTTGTCGTTGGGGTCCATCCGCACGAACACGTCCATGCCCGGCATCAACCAGCCTTCGCGATAGTGGTTGCCGTCGATTCGGATGCCGAACTTCGTGACGCGGCGGGTGCCGTTGCCGCCAACAGCGGGCATCAGAAGCACATCTAGCGCGCGTTCATCGACTGTCCGCATGGTGTGTGCCGAGGCGGCAGCAGCCTGAAACGGCGAGCGGCCTTCCAGCCCGGTGTGCGGTTGATGATCATAGACCTTCGCGCACCATTCATCCGACAGCACCTGCAACTCCGCTCCCGAGAGCGAAACGTCAAAGGCTTCCGCCGTGTCCTGACCAAGCCGGGCTGCAAAACTCTTGCGGTCCTCGATTGCCTTCCTGTCACTCACGCTGTGCCCGACATAGCCCTGCACAAGCGCCACGAACTGATGCTGATACGTCTTGATGGCCCGTTCGACGTGACCCTTCTGGGCAGGGCTGTAGGCGTCAGACAAATCGGCCTCGATACCGAGCGCCGTGAACAGACGGTCGGTCTCACGCGCGGTAAAGTCCGAGCCGTTGTCGGTCTTGATCGTGTCGGGAACCCCCCAGGCGAGGATGGCCTTCCGGATCAGCAGGCCTACCGCAGAAGCCCGCGGTGTCTTCGAGATGTAGGGCATGAACCGCCGCGTCGCGATGTCGACGCACACATAGACCGAATGGCGGCCATCGGTGCAGAGGGCATCCACCGGCGAGGCGTCGATCTGCCAGAGCGCATTGGGCACGGTAATGTGTTTGAGGGTTCCGGTACCGGACGGCAGCATCGTCGAGCGGAACCGGTCGGGATTGGTGAGCTTCAGAAGCTCAACCTGATGGTCTTGCTTCAGGCCCTTCAGGAAATGCTGGAAGGTTCTCACCGGAGGCATGGCCAGCGATATGTCACCCGCCTTGGCTGGCGCAGTCAGCCGGTCGCCGAACTCGGACCGGCAAAGCGTCAGCACCTGTTTGGCCGACAGGTGCGGCTGGTGTGCGATCAGTCCGAGAATGAAGGATTTCACCGCACCTCCATTTGCAGTTTCAAGCGCCCCGCTGCCCTTGCGGCCTTTCGACCGGTCGACGGCGAGCTTGTTGGCGTTCTTCTTCGCCGTCGAGCGCCACCGCATGATCGAGCGGGGCGAGATCGAGGGGATGACATCGCGGATCCAGCTTGCCACCTGCAGGGAGCGGTTATTGTACTTCATCGAAAAAAGGTGAAGCGCCGTCGTCGGTGCCCTGCCATTGGCACGGAAGCCGCGCAGGAAGTCGTCATAAGCCGCAAGGATCGCAAGCCGCGCGTCTCGCTCAATCTGCGCCTTCGCGGGAATGCATCCGCCCGCCAGTTCCACGTTCTTCGGAGTTGACGGCCCGTCGCCGCCGATCAGCTTGTGCCGCTGTATGTAGGCGATCTGCGCTGCTACCGGCAGGATCAAATAGCGGTATTCCATGCCGCCGCCACGTCCCTGTCGTGGTCTCGCATAGGGGTGGTCGTTCCATCCGAGGCGCTCTGCTGCTCCCAGGACCCCTACCTTTGTGGCAGGCATATCCGGCAACCGTTCCTCGGCGATTTCGCGTGCTGTCAGCCACTCCTTCATGACGGAGCTCCTTGGCCGATTGGGGCAATGCGATAAACTCTGACGTTCTCCAATCCGCCGCCGCCTTTGGCTTCAATCGTATAACCGAACGCCACCAGCTCCTTTCGCAGCTGGTGGACGCGGACTGCGATAATATGAAGGTACTGCGGCCCGCCATCGACGCGATGCCCATATAGTCTTGTGAACAGGGCGTCGCGGCTCATCCATCGGCCCTTGGAGAGCGCATCAATCAAATCGCGCCGGACACCGTTGAACCGCGCTGCGACCTCCTCGATCGGAAATGGAACGAGGGTCTCCTGTCCGCAGCATGGGCATTGGAAATGAGAGGCGTTCATCCATCCCTCCTGTCGAAGGTGACTTGAGAGACGGATATCTTGGCGCTCGCCCTGCGACGTTCACCTCGGCGGCAGAGAAAATCAGCCTTTTCAAACCTGATGGTGACAGCGCCCGACCTGGTGTGAAGCTTGGTCACCTGACCATCGTGTTCGAAACCGCCATAGTCGAACAGCACGTGGTCGAAGAGATCGACAGCATAGTCGTCGCAATAGCGCAATTCAGCTGTCATCACGCCACCGCCTTTTTCGCAGCGATCATCGTGCGGATGTCGTTTTCGTGTTCCTTCAGAAACATCAGGCTGGCGCGCACCGCCTGGATGCGGCTCATCAACAGCTCGGCCTCGGCCTTTCGCATTTTGCCTCGGCGGATTTGCTCCGGATAAACCCGCTGCCGCATCGATATTTCGCGGTCGATCTCCGAGATCTGTCCAATCAGTGAAACCTTCATCGCCTTGCCCTCACGCGTGCTTCCAGCGCCTGCCGTTTGGAAACGACATCGCGTTCATGTTCTTCAATCAGATGGAGTTCGATCAGGTCGCTGTACCGCTCGGGTACAGCGACCAAACCGAAGCCGGAAACGACCAGGCTGACCAGGTCGTGTGCGCCGGTTGCGTCAATCAAAGCCACGAAGGCGTCGAGCGTGATCCGGTTGCTGTCTGCCGCCTCCGACGCCCACTTGTTGAGCATGTCCTCGGAGATAGGCCGCCCCAGATAGTCACTCATGGCCTGGGCAATCTGGCTGCGCTTGATGTCCCGTCCTTTGGCTTCTTTCAGCGCCTGCGAGATCGCCCGTGCAATCCGGTTGTCGAGCGCGCCGCGACCGGTCACATCTTCACTGTAACCGACAGCCACCTTCGGCGGCTGCCAGTCGAAAAGGTCCGAAGTAAGGGTGTCGCGGCGCTTGCTCATCAGGCGGCTTCCTTCAGAGCGATGATCTCTTCGATCAGATCCCAATTCTCGGTGATGAACCGGCGCTTGGCCGCATCAGGCAGCTTCGCGAACTGGTCAGATACCCGCGCCCAGGGCTCCGGCTTTGATGTCGGGGGAACCCTGTCGAGGATGGCGATCGCGCCTGACACATCGTGGGCTGCAGGTGGCTCGGACAACAGAAGCCCGGCGATCGCCGACTGACGCTCGTCTGTCTGTGTGCAAAGCGCCAGCAACTCGGACTGGTTATTGGCAATCCTGTGCAGCGAAAGCCGGATCCGAACCTCGTCGTTGATACGGGAGATCCGCAGGCTGCGCTTGATTGCATCCTTGTTCATCCCGAGCGCTATTTGGGCCGCTTCGGAGAAGCTGGAAGCAAACAGTTCCGCCTGGGCCTCTAGCACCTCATCCGAATTAGGGGCAGATTTGCCCCTAATTGGTTTCTTGCCCGGTTTGATTGCGCCTGCCGCCTGCTCGTAGGCTTCCCGCCACCGCGCAACGTCCCGCGCTTTATCGAGGACGCTGAGGCCGCGCGTCATGAAGTTCGCCGCGATTTCTCTCAGCGTCGCCTCGGTGTCGGTCGCCACCTCGGCCGCCGTCTTGATCTTGGCGGTGACATGAAGCTCGCCGCGCTGGGCGCAAGCATTGAGCCTGTGCAATCCGTCGATCAACCGGAAGCGGTCTCCGGCCTCGACCACCTCGATCGGGTTGATTTGACCGTTGCGGACCATGTCGGCCGCAATCGTCTCGATCCATTTCGGATCGGCGACACGCCGGCCTTGGGTGATGTCGATAAGTTCGATTTCGATATCTTCAATACGCATTGAAACACCTTTGAAAGGTCAGTGAAGACTGGTCGGCCAGTTGCGGCGCGCACCGATGATGATTGCGCCCAGAACGCACGCGGCGCCCAAGACAATGCCGACCGCAAATGCGGTCCAGAAGGCGTCCGGCATCTTTGAAACGATCAGCATCGCCGAGACGGTACATGCCAGCGCCGCCAGGATAACTCCCGCAATCAGGGTCAGCGTGATCACCTCGCCAGCTGCGGCTTTGTCAGGCGGGGGGGAAAAAGAGCGCTCGTTGGTCATCTCAGGCAGCCCGCTCGTCCACAGAGCCACCGTCTTTTTGACGTGACGCGGAGCCCTTCTTCAGGCTAGCATTAGCGTCACTGTTGTGACCCCGTGGGTGATATCCCGGAAACAACCGGCTGATCGGTTCGCCGAGCGCATCGGCAATGGCTTTCGCGCCCTTGTAGTTGCGCCGTGCGATCCCGTGGCGGCAGACGCTGGCCTCATAGCCGTTGTCTTCTGCGATGCCCGACAGCGACATGCCGCGCCGCTTCACTTCGGCCAGCACGTCGTAGCGATCGGGGGTCTTCGGAAAAGTTTCGGGAAGGAGGCTCTTGGTCATGATGGGTCCTTTGGATGCGGCTCTGGCAGGAACCGGGTTCGAGGGGTACGCAAATCACTTGGATGGCCGTCAGTGTGCAAACAATAATAGTCAGTGTCAACGATGAAACCAACGAAATGCAAACTTTACTGTTCGCCCTTGGGTGCGGATGTAAATTATTGTTTTCGAACAGTGGTTTGGCCGCGAATTGGGGTGTTATGAGATTGGTAAGCCATGTTAACTGATCATAGTTTTGATCGCGCGGGTTTTTCGGAGCGGCTCAAGCAGCTGCAAGGAGATATGAGCGAGCGAGCATTCGCCACTAAAGTTGGCATAAACCCCACGAGTGTCAGCAATTATTTGAATGGCCAAACACCAGGCGTGGACAAGGTGGTGGACATCGCGACAGCTTGCGGCGTGTCCGTATCTTGGCTGATTACCGGCGCAGATAGTCCACCGTCACAACTCCAATCAACGGCCATGCCGGAAGGCTTTCTGCCAGCCTCTGTGATGAAAGACTTCGCGCTGATCCCGCGTCTCGATATCCGCGCTTCGGCAGGCAATGGAAACCTCGCAATTGACGAGGAAGTAATTGATTTTCTTGCGTTTCAGGAAAGCTGGTTGCGCGGCAGGAACATCAACCCGAAATATGCGCGGGTGATGACAGCCAAGGGCGACAGCATGGAGCCGACCATCCGCGACGGCGACGTGCTCCTGGTCGATACGTCGATCGACCGCATCCGCGACAATTCACTTTACGTGCTGGTTTTTGGCGGCATGGTGTTTGTCAAACGCATCCACCAGCGCCTGACCGGCGCGGTTCTGCTCATCAGCGACAATACCCATTATCCGCCTGAGGAAGTCTCGGAAGCCAACGCGCCCGATCTCCACGTCGCCGGCCGCGTCGTCTGGTTCGGCCGCTCAATCTGA